GTGAAGCTTTTACCCCAATAAATCTACGAAAAAAGAGCTTCCACTTTTCATCGTGGAAGCTCTCGAAAGGCTTGGATTTACTGGCTTTGTAAGCAATAAATCTATATTACCTTTTGTTTTTGGAGCTGCTGCCCGGATTCGAACCGGGGACCTCATCCTTACCAATTACTGTGGCGATAAAATGGAACGATACAACCCGAAACATGCATGCATTTTCAATGCCTTGTACTTCCTCATTTTCTTGCAGTTCATTCCAGTTGTCAGCAAATTATTAGCAAACACTTTTAAAAGCCCGCCTCAGAGGCAGGTATTTTTTTTACATTTTGTGAGTGCCCTCTCCCCCGAGGCCTACCGCTTGGCAAGCCTCAGGAGTCTCATTTTATTACCTGTTATACCAGGGCCGATGTGCACACTTTCCAATCGTATTATAGTCTTTCATTTACAGTCTACTGCAAAATGCTGACAACATTTTGACTACACAGCCATATTTTCGTACGTAAGTTACAACCTGGTGGTTAATATTTATGCATCATTTTTACAGCTGCTTTGCCTACGCCATTTATATCTACGATAAGGTTCGTAAGGTAAAATTCCAGCTATAGAATCTTTTATTTTCACATTTTTGACTGCAACCGCTTTAAGTGCACTCACAGAATCACTAAAGTCTACAAAAGCAAATCCTCTATATTCCTTTGTTTCTTCATCAATAGGAAGTCGCACTTTAGTGACAACTCCAAAAATAGACATTGCTGATTCTAAAATAGAATCAGCAACATTTTGAGGCAAATTATAAACATATACTTTATTCGAAGTCATCTTATCCTTTTCAATTTTATTTGGTGTCACTATTTTAAAACGACCGACATCTTGCTTTCTTTTTTTTGCTTCTCTAGCGATGTGGGCTGCCTCAGATGCTGATCGAATTTCTTTTAAAATATTACTTATTCGTAATGTAGTAACGCTTCTATCATAGAGATTTCGATCATCACTACCCAGGGCAGAATATATCAAAGATGGCGATAATTCTCGACTTTCCATGCCAGCGATAATAATACGCTTTTGATATGTATCCAAATCAAAATTATCAAATAATTTAAGCCAGGCAAGTTCCTTGTCCGAATAAATTGATTGATGATTCATAGATATTGTAAAGATTCCTTGTTCAGAGTTTACCTCAGGGGCTGCAAGCTCTTTTGACTTAAATAGCTCAAATATTCTTCTCATGCCTTCGCCTAATTCGCGCATGATCTTATTTTCTCTTAGTACCCTGGAAATATTTGTATTTCGTGACTCATGAACTCCCTTGCCAAGTCTTATATCTTCAATCGAGATTGTTGAAAGCAGTTCACCCGGGCTTTCAAATACGAGTTTATTTGCATAGATATAAACTGTCACTGGATTGTTTATAGAATAATCTCTATGCGCAATAGCATTTGTAAGCGCTTCAATACACGCATTCTCCGGATAAGAAAATGTCTGTTCAAACTTTGCATCTGTTCCAAATACTGTCTTTTGCGATAAGAATGGGCGCAACCTCTCCCATGCATCATTCAGCAAGGTAAAGATATTTCCCGTAATATATTCATCTGATATCACATTATATTTAGAACCTGGTAAAATTTCATCTCCTTCTACCTTTAGAATTCTCACTTGACACCTAGGAAACCACTTTGCAATATCAGACGCAAAAAGGAGAATTGCCGCTCTTTTAAGTCGAAGCCCACTTCCCCCATATTCTGCTAAATTTACCTGCTGAAGATACTGTTCAGGGGACATTCCCCTCAAGAACACATCAGCAATATGTTGAACAAGATTCAGATCTAGATCATTTACCGTCGCGCCATCTACAAAGGCTCTATCATATTCACGAGAAATAGTCTCTCTGCGTTCAAATTGAATTTCATCAAATGAGGCTGGCATTGAGCATTTGTCTTGTCGCTGCATGCAACGTCCATCTGGTAGCTGAAATATTTTTCTCGAACTTTTTAATACAGAAAAAAACAGTATCTTCTTATCTTCCAATTCTATTACTAAGCTCTGATTTAATGGCAGTGCTACTGAATCCAAAATATGCGTATTGATAGCATTAAGCATCTGACTAATCTCTTCATCGTTATGCATTAGCCCAGTTATAGTGCCATCGTCTTCGACTCCAATAAATAGTTCACCACCATCAGCATTAGTGAAAGCCACAAGAGCCTCACCAATTTCCTTACATATGGCTGCTACTCTTCTCGGTTTTTTATTATCTGGTCGTCCTTCCAGTGCTGTTTTAAATTCGCGAAAATGGGATTCACCAAGATTAATTGAATTTATAGCCCTCTGTTTAATCGTTAAAACGCTTTCCATAAATCCACCCCTTGTATTTCCAGCATTCGACAAATAATAGTAATTATACCACCGAACCATTTATTTACAACTCTATTCTTCGTTGTGCAATATATAACGACGGCTAGGAAATGACTAGCCGTCTTTATTTCTATTTAACTACTGGTGCCAGTCCAACCGCCTTAAGTTTAGCGTCAAAGCCACCGCCGCGGTAAACAAACACCAGCGTGCGTACCGAATTATGACTGAGGTTGATTACATCAGCGTTGCCGGTAGCATCGCTTCCGTCACCCTGGATAATGCCCGCCGTTATCAGCTTATCGATGGTCGGACGGAACTTTTCAGGCACGTCGGCCAGCTTTGCGTAGTAAACCATATCGTCATCCTCCTCTGTATTAAATTGGGGCCGCACAGCCCCCTTGATGTACTTGTTGGGTCGGTCACGGCGCTGAACCTGTCCACCATTCCCCTTACTAGCCCACACGAGTGAACCACGGTCACGCCATAAACGAGGGTTTTTTATTAATAATTTGTTCAAATGTTTTCTAGGCTGCTTTCAGTTTCAGGCGTTATCTTATATTTAACCTCAAGGCGCGCAAGTACGTTAAAGAGGATATCTTTTTTTCATTTTTTCTCTCAAACACAAGAACCCCCGCTCGAATAAAGGGCAGGGGGTTCTTGTGCTTTTATTTACTTGTCAGCAGCTTCCACAGCCGATGCAGGAAGATCACCATCTGTTCCCGCGTACAAGGCGCCTTGTAGCGCTTTGTGCCGTCGGCGTATCCGGTAAGGATGCCGTTGCTCTCCGCCCACTCCCGGGCCTCCTGGCTGGTGTCCGTGTCGCTCGGGGCCGCTGCAGCTTTTTCGCTCTCAACCTGTGCAATAATTTTTCTGACTGTTGCTTCGTCCATGTCGTCCTCGCTTTCTTTATATGCCGGCATCGCAGGCGGGTACTTCCCCGCCAGGATCATGCTGCTTGTATACTTCCCGTTTGCATCCCACTGGATGTGCGGTTTGTCCGGGAAGCTTGTCCAATCCGCGCCGCAGGTGAAGCCCATCTTCCGGGCAATCGCCAACACGGTTTTCCAGAATGCCGCGTCGTTGTACTCCTGGCCCTTAATATTCTGGCAGATATCAAAGGCCAGGCCCGCCTTTACGGAATGGAACGTGGGGCGAGTGGCGGTCTTCGCGGCCAGTCCATTTGCCGCGCAGTATTGCTGGTACTCATCGTCCCGCACGGTGCCGGTCACAAGAACGGAGTATCCGGCCGCCGCGCAGAGCGTGATGAACGTCCTGCAGTTTTCCTCCACGTCATCCCGCAGCAGGGAAATGTCCCGACTGTTAAGCATTGGAATTGCTCCCTGAGGTGTCCGACTTGGACACGCTGTCCCCTATCAGCGCCCCTACCTGGCCCGCTGCGCTCTTGCCGCTCTTCACCGCCGTGATAATTATTGCAATCAGATTGTCGTATCCGAAGATAGCACCGTAGGCCACCAGGATGCCCAGGACCACCGCAGCCGCCACCATGTACCACACGACGGCAATGCTGACAATCTTCGCATACGCAAGGAACACAACCACTGCGGTGACGATGGACACAATGACGGCCAGGAGCTTAGTATCAATCTTGCTCCAGGTGAACTGCTTCATGATCTGCACGATGATCTGCACGAATGCGATCATCAGAGCCAGCGCAATGAGAGCGCCGACGCTGTAAGTAATGATGTTTTCCATGGTATGTACTCCTCTCAAATATCCGGTTCATCCGGTTTGATTGCCATATCGTAAGTAATGCCGCCCTTGGTATTCTCCGCTTTGCTCTTGTCCGTGATAAAAGCCAGTACCACCGCGTTGCCCGCCTGACAGAGCGTAATCAAGGCCGTCAGCGGGTACATTGCCCCGGTAAAGTCTCGCAGGATGCACATGCGCATCAGGTACAGTGTCACGGCAGATACCACCGTGGTAAGACCTAACATCCACATTGCAGTTACCTTGCTGGCCGTCAGCCATTTCTTTCTCATTACGAAATCCCCACCTTTGCCAGAGCGTAGCCGATAACAGCAGCCATCACAAGATAAACCGCCTTTTCCACAAGCCCCTCCCACCGCTTCCGGGGGACGCTCTCCAGCGTGTCCACTTTGCTGGTGAGCCCATTGATGCTCTTTTCCATGCTGTCCTGCTTGGTTGCCAGCACTTCCACCGCCGTGGCCAGACGGTTCAGCACGTCATACTTCCCCTCGAGCTCGTCCAACCGATGGGTGTTGGACTTGGACCGCTGGTCGATTTCCGCCACCTTTACTTCCAATTCCGAATGCTCCATTCGCCGCCTCCCTAAATCAGTCTATATCGCGGCCGCTCTCCGCCGCCCAGCCAGTAGTCCATCCAGTCAAACAGAACGATCATCGCCCCGGCCAGCAGGCACCACAGCAGCGTAAACTTCGGGCAAATCTGGCCCCAGAGATTACCCCACTTCCAGGAGTAGTCCCACACGTCAAGCCCCAGCCAGACGTTGAGCACCAGCCCCACCAGCAGCTCCATGCCCGTGACCGTCAGCCCGCCCAGGATGGACTGAAGCAACAGTGGCGTGTCCCACGGCATGCGGTTGTTGGCCAGATCCAACGGGATGCACAGCGCCGCCGCCAGGAGCACCATGCTCCAGTGGGTATGCCCGCGCCAGAGGACCTCTAGTAGGCCGTAGACCGTCCCTCCGGCAATCCACCGGAGTATGTGATTAAGCACTCGCCGCATTGATAATCGCCTCCATGTTGGCTTTAAGGTCGTCCGGCAGCGCGGCCCCGTAGGTGATGCCCGACAACTCTTCCGCCGTCGCAGCCCGCCGGGCCCAGGTCAGCAGGTGGTTGCACAGCGTGGTGTGATACAGGATGTACTGCACAGCCGCTTTGCCCATGGCCAGGATGTCCGCCGCCGCGTAGATCTTGCACAGCTCGCCGTCCAGGTGGTAGGGGTAACCGGCAGCCCCGGCCTGCACCGCCGCCTGGGCCGTGGACAGGTTGATCTGATCCTCCGCCGTCAGGCTGATGTGGCCGGTGGTGCCGTCAGCCAGTGTCACATCACAGCCTCCGGTGATGACCGTCTGTGCCGCCGCGTCCAGCTCGGCCAGCTTTGCAGTGCGGACGGCCTCCAGATTTGGAGTCTGTGTAGCCTGCCACGTCTGATACGCCGCATCATCACCGGTTATCGTGATCACAACGCCATCCTCGATGGTCGGCGTCACGAAGCCCGCGTGTGTCTGCATGGCGCTGGTGTTGCAATCGTCCGCAATCTGATAGAAGCCATCAGGCGGTGTCACCTCTTCCCATAACTGGATTGGAGGATACGCGCCGCTCTCATTTGGGGTCGTTCTGATAATTTGCATAATTCACTCCTTATCCGATAGCCGTATAGTAGTACTGCTGGCCGGAATAATTTAACTGTTCAGTGGCGTTCCTGTTGTTGTACCACGAAAATGTTTTGTTGTTTACGCTGTAAGTGTCTTGCGCATTGTCACCTGAATATCCTACAAAAGCATTAACAAGCCCATTGTGCCAAAGTTTCCAATTTGATAATGTTATGGTGTCCCCATAACCGTTTGTCATAGTGGAAGCGGTTATATAAATCAGTTTTGGTACAAATGGAAACGTTAAACTGTTTTTGTTCCCACTGCCGTACGTCCCCGTGCCGGTATAGGAGCCCGTGGCAATTTGCATGCCAGTCGCCGTTCCTTCCAGCGTCTGCAATGCCCCACTGACCAGCCGCACCAGCGTTGAATCCAGCGTCACGCCGCCGATCTGTCCAGCACTGGTCACGTTGCCGTGGGTATGGGATGCTGCAGCCGCTCCCACGTCCGCTGCAGTCAGCACATCCGTTCCTCCGATGGCGTGGCTACTCTTATGGGCCGTCGGTGCAAAACTGGACGGTCTGCCCGTGATGGTGCCCCACGCGTGGGAATGATTAGCTGCCGCAAACAAGTTTTTGATTGCGCTCCACAGCACCAGCTTGGTCTTGCTGCCGTCTGCGCTGTCCACCACCGGCACCTTGTCCGCATCCGCCGGCGCGGCCTTGGCCGCCTGAGCCTTGAGCGCCTGTGTGTCCAGCTTCTGAAAGTTCTGGCCGAGGACTGCCACGTCGGCATAATCGTTACTCTCCGGCAGGCTCAGCCCCAGATTGTCGGTGGTCGTCATGTCAGGTCACTCTCCTTTACTTGCGCCCAGGTGCCGGCTGCCAGCTCCCCCCAGGTGTGGGATTTCACCGCGTCCCAGGTATTGTAGATGATGATGTAATCCCAGTGCAGGTGTGCCGGCACGATCTCCCGCAGGGCCGCCGTCAGATCATCCATATTGGGCGGGATGCCGACGGTACCCACAAACTTGATGTCAAGACCGTACTGCGCCGGGTGTTCGGTCACCTCCACAGCGCCGTTGGAATAACTCTCCGCCACGTTCTGGATCAGCGCCACGGTGGTGGTGCCCGCGCCCCGCAGCTTGGCCTTGACGCGGCTGCGTCGGTAGCTGATGGCCTTGTCTACCTCCACCGGGATGCCCAGCGTCTGCTCCCAGTATTTCAGCCCCCAGGTGGCGGTGTCCACGCATAGCTGCTCCACCAGCCCGTCCCGGGCGTTCCACAGCGCCGCCCTCTCTGGCTCCAGGGCGCTCTGGATGTCGGTAAACTGGGGAGATCCGGCGTAAAAATCCGGATACCGTGCAATCAGCATCATGATACCGTCACCCCCGTCAGCACCGGCACCTCATCCGCCGCGATCGTGATGTTTGCGGTGGCCCCGTCCACGGTTAGGGCCGTGTAGTCCTTGACTCCGGGGATGCTCAGCAGCAGATAGGAGATCCGGTTGTAGGACACCGTGTAGGTCTTGCCCGCCATGGTGTCAAAGTCCAAATCGATGGTATCCGCGAAAGCAGTGGATACCATCTGCGACAGATAGCTCTCCATGGCCGCCTGCAGCAACACCTGCACAACGGCCAGCGTCGTGGTACCGTCGATGGTCACCGTGGCCACCACGGCGAGATTGTGGGCTGCGGCCGATACCACGGTCACCATCGGCCCCACGGGCCGCTGCGTGGCGATGTAGGCCGCAGCGGCCGCCCGCACGGTCTCATCCACCGGCTCCATGTCCCCGGATGCCAGGATCACCTTGACCGTCCCGGGCCCGTCCCACTTGCTGACGATCCGGGCCGCACCCACGCCGTCCACACTCTCCGCCCACTGCTGATAGTGATACGGATTGCCGGAGGTCGGTGCCCGGCGCATCTGATTGAGATACCGGGACAGCAGCCCAGTGTCTGTTTCGGCGTCGGTACCGCCGGTGGCCGTGCCGTTGGAAAAGCCGGCCACGCCGCTGTAATTGGTCAGAGCGGCTGTGATCTCCCCGGCGCTGATGTTGTACTCGTCGCCCACGTTCTCAGCCGTGAGCGTCCCTGTGGCCGTTCCTGCGGCGATGGTGACTGCCGCGTTAAGAGTGTAGGCAAGCCCCGTCTGGCTGTAATACACAGCCCCTGCGGGCACCGTGGCACCGTCGGTGCCGGTAAACGTGATGGAGCAGGTCGCCCGGGTTCCGGATTTGCGGGAGACGGCAAAGGCGGCCGCCTGCTGATCGATATACTCCCCGGACGTGTCGTCCAGGTAGAACATGGGCAGCAGCGCCGCGATGCTGTGGTAGCAGTTGCACAGTTCCAGAGCCAGAGCGGAGATCACATCATTGGTAAAGCTGCCCTCCCGGGTCTGCAGATCGGTTGTGAACCTCCCCAGGATACGCTGCTTGAGATCTTCTGCTGTGATGGTGCCCATCTCGTCGATGGTGATGATATCAGCCACTGATCGTTACCTCCCCGTAAATGGTGTTGACGGTGGCGCTGATGGTCAGCGTCTCCCCGGCAAAGGATACGGCGATTTTGTCCACAGATGAGACGTAGGGATTGACCTCCAGCGCCTCCTTGACATACCGGGCCGCCTCGCTCTGCTTGACGTCGATGGTGTACGCCTGTCCGATCAGACTCTCCGCCTCGCATCCGTAGTCCCAGGTGTAAATTTCATGCCGGAAGCGCACCGTGTGCAGCGCTTTCCAGCACCAGACCTTGACCGCCTCGGCCCCGGTCACCTCCACCGGCTTTCCTCCGGAGAAGATTGGCCGGTTGCTGCCATAGTCCCAGGCGATTTCCCGGCAAAGGGGCAGGCTTTCGGAGACGGGTGTCTCCGCCTCCGGCTGGATGATAGGAAAAATCTGCGTCATGTCGCCTGCACCACCTTGTCAATGAGATAAAAGGTCTGATTGTCGTTCGTCAGCAGAAGCACCGTGTCACCGGCTTGCAGTACGGGCTTCCGCACCGTCAGCACAGCCTCGCTGCCATCTACCGCTCCGGTGGCGCAAGTCAGGCCGGACAGCGCTACCGGCTCCGTGTGCCCCTGCAGCAGCCGGGCACTGATGTACACACGCTCCGCCTCCTGGGTCGTCCCGGCCACGTCCACCGTGAAGGGGCTGGTGGAAAGGACGGTGCCCGGCGTGATCCGGAGAGCGCCCTCTTGCGCGGCCCCGGCCCCTTCGGTACGTATCATGCGGCGCAGCCGGCTGTACGGATCACCCTGCATCGTCCTCCCCCTTCCCGGTGTCCGATTCGGACACCATTATGTTGTCGGGACACTGCCGGCCTCCTGCTCGTCCATCAGGTTGCGGAAGTCCAGCGTCAGCTTGGCCTGATAGATCCCGTTTTGCTTGGTGTGGCTGTCCGATAGAATCCAGAAAAGCCCGTCCGTGCCTGTCACCGGCTCATGAACCACCACCGTGTTGCCGGTGATCAGCTTGACGTTGCCAATGCACTCCGCCGTGATGGTGGTCTTGATGCCGTTGTCCTCCAGGAGCTGCTTGGCGGTCTTTCCGGCGTCCTCGCCCTTGGTGGCCTTGATTGCCTCCTCCATCAGCCCATACAGGGCCGCATAACCCTCCGCGCTCTTGTAGGTGGCAATCCGTTTGTAGTCGTCATTGTAGACAGCCACGGAGTTGATCATGTCTGCGATGGAGTCCGTGCTGCTGCATCGCAACAGGTTGTTTCCGGGGATCAGCCGCAGGGTGTCCGCCGTCTTTTCCTTCACGATCACGTTCAGGAGATCACCGGTGAACCGCACCTGGTACTTTTTCCCCGTCTGATCCGCCGCCAGGGTGTACATCGTCTGAATCACCTGATAGATGGAGCTGCCCAGGAAGTTCCGGCTCAGCGCCACGCCGGTGGCTGCCAGGGTTCCGACAGATACCCCATACTGCCGGCACAGCTGCCGGGCGATGGCCTCCGGCGTCTGCTTGCGCACGGCCAGATACACCTTGTTGCGTTTCAGGTAGATTCCCCGGTCATACGCCACCGGGGAGAGGAACTGCTGGGAGCTGTCCCTGCCCCGCTCGAAGATCCGGCCGGAGAACAGCATGTCGGTATCACGGTACAGCCGCACCGCGCCGCCCAGCTCGCACAGTGCATCCGGCAGGATGTCGGCGGTCATCTGCCGGGCGCAGTCCGTATAGCTCCCGGACCAGGTGAGGGACTTGAGATAGTCTGTGATATCCGCCGACCTGGTCCCGTCCAGGCTCCAGGAGCGCAGGCGGAAGGCGTCATCAAATGCCATGTCCCGCCTCCTTACAGTTTGCTCTTGTCCGGGATGATAACCCGCTGGCCCACCCGGATCAGATTGGCGTTTTTGATGCTGTTGAACTTGGCCAGCTTGGGATACAGCGCCCCGTCCCCGTAATACTTGCGGCAGATGCTCCACAGCGTCTCCCCAGATACCACGATGTGGACGGTGGTGGCCTTGGCCGATGTAGCGGTCACCCGCCCCGTGTTTCCGGTGGAGGTCTTTTCCGTGGTCTCCACGCCCAAGTAGCGGTAGCGCCGGAACGTCAGTTTTACTGTGACGTCGTTGGTGCCGTCGTATTCGCCATAGATCACCGGCCCCAGCAGCACGGGATAGGTCACCGACGTGCCCGGGATAATAAGCCGCAGCACAGTTTTTGCAAGGCTCCAGCCCACCATCTTTTCCACCACCGTGTAGGGGTCACCGATCCACCCGGCGTCCGCGTAGCTCCGGCCCTCGGCCGGAAGCAAAAATTCCATCTGCTGGTCAAATAGTTTTTCCAGCCCGGGCAGGTTCACCTCGCCGGTCTGGGCCATGTCCAGCGTCTCCACATTCCGGCCGGATTCAAATTCAAATTGAGTCGGCGTGACGGGCAGCAGCACCGCCTCGCCGGTATTGGTGTTGATCAGAGTGATGCTGCGCAGCATGTTCCTGCCTCCTTATCCCTCCGCCGCAAGAGCCTTTTGCTCCAACTTATTGGCAAGAGCCTCCGCAATGGCGTCGATGTCGCTGTCCTGGCGCACATTGAAAACATTGCCGGTCACGGTGACCGACGGTGTACTCTTCCCGGTTCGCCGCTGCCGGGCCTCCGACGCCGTCAGCACCTGCTCGCCCTCGTGCAGGATCGACGGGTACCCGTTGTACGGGACGTAGGAAAGGCCAAAGGCGGTGCTGTTGCCAGAGACGGAAATGTCTCCCATATTTGTATCGTCGTTGCTGCCAGTATAGGAATTTCGTCCTTTGCTCTGAGTCTGATTGAGATCCCATGTGTCACGCCAGGCCTCCAGCACTGTTACGATGCTGGCCACGCCGCTGGCAGTATCCAAAGCTGACTGATCCCACACGTCCAGTTTTGTGTTGGCATCCTGGGATGATGAGGCCAGCGCCTCCGCCTGAGACATGATGCTGTCCATCTTGGCCCCGGCTTCCATACGTCCCTGCTCGTCGCCGGTGCGGTACTCCTCCGAAGCTTGCAGATAGTCGCTGCGCAGCTCCGAAATCTTGTCCAGCGTCCCCTCGTCGGAGACCTCCTTGGCAGAATCCCCATTAAAAACGCCGCCTATCACGTCCTGGTAAATCTGCGCCTCAATGTTGGCCTTGGTTCCCTTTGCTTCTCCAATAATGGCATTCACGGATTCCAGCTTTGCGCCCAGATTGCCGCTGAGGGCATCAATCTGGTTCTGTAGGCCGCTTGAATAGGTAGTGTTGTAGCCCTCGCCCTGAGCGTTCTGGACCTCCTGCTGCAGGCCCTCCAAGGTGGAGGTCAACCCTGCAAAGGTCTGGGATTGCTTCTCCATCATGCCGTTGTAGGTATTTTCCATCTCCTTCAGGATGATGGAAGAGGCATCCGCGCCGGAAATTTTACCGCCGGAAACACGTTTGTTGAGCTCCGTCGACGAGATCCCGTAATAGTCCTGCAGCATCTGATTGGCGTTGATGCCCTTCAGACGCAGCTGCTTCAGGCGCATGGAGTCCAGCGTGTCGCTGGTGCCCATATAGCCGAGGATCTGCGCCACAGAATCCATGTCAGACGTGGACATGGACAGCGCAGAACCGGTGTCGCCGATGGTTTTCAGCGTTCCCATGATGTTGCTCTGGTCGTAGCCGTAGACGGAGAGCGTTTTTGCGATCTGCGTCAGGTCGTTGTATAAATACGGTGTGCTGTTGGCCATGGTTTTGATACTGCCAAGGACGGAGTCCGCCGCCGCAGAGCTGCCCAGCAGTGTAGCGAAGGAAAGCTTATCCTGCTGCCTCTGTGCCGCTGTGGATGAGCCGGAAGTCAGACCGTTGGCTGAATTTGCTTCCGCTGTCTGCGTCAATCCCTGGGCGTAGGACTGCATGGCGGTGTCCTTGCTGCTCTCGTTGGAAGTGACGCCCTCCAGCAAACCACTCGCAGCGCCCACGGCCGCACCGATGGGAATTCCTATCCCCCCAGGTATCATGGAGCCGATGGCTGCCCCGGAAATAGCGTTTCCAAGCACACTGGACAGCACGTTCCCCGTCTGACTGTCAAAGGTGCTGGAGATCATGTAATTCGCGTACTGCTGGACGCTCTGGCCCACCATTTGGCCGAGACCTGCGCGGGCAAGAGCTGTAAACGCGCCGCCAGACCCATCAGAAATGCTGGACCTTGTCCCATCCGCCAGCTTGCGGGATTCTTCCTGAAGGGAACGTATCTCCTTTCGGGTGTCGGAAGAACCGTCCCGGAAGGTCTTCATCTGATCGGACAGGCTCTTGTACTGATAGGTGGCATTGTTCAGGTTGGTCTTATTTTCCTCGGTTGCCGCCTCCTTGTAGGCTGCGGTGGCATCCTTAACGGCTTTTTTCGCGTCTACCAACTGTGAATTTAACGTGGAATAGGATTTGTTCAGGGCGTTGTTTTTCTCCTGAAGCGCCTGAATTTTGCCGCTCAGCTCATCAAAATCGCGGCCCAGGGACTTTCCGTTGGCCTGGATCGACTTCATGGACGGTGAAATCTCGTCCTTCGCGTTCAGTACGATGGATGCGGACACCGATCATCACCTCCCCGGTCGGTGCTCAAATTCAAAGGAGGACAGGGCCGCGATCAGGTCGCGCTCTCCGGATGGAAGCAGGTACCATCGACTTGGCTCCCATCCCTTGACGTGAAACAGGTAATAGATCACGTCAAGCTCCGGATCGCGGTCTTCCCCGCCCTCCTCTAAGCGTTTTTTACTTCTTGGATGGTCTGCTGCCGGTACCCGGTCAGACGGTCGATCTCAAAGGCAATCGCCTTGATCTCCCCGGGATTGAGCATAGACGTGACCACATCAGCCGGTGTCACAATTCCCTTCTCCGGGCGCAGGAGTTTCTCATCTCGGAAATTTGGGTCACTGCAGCCTTCCAGGATCTCCTGCACGGGGATGTCCTTCGGGTCCATGTCCAGAATCGTCTGGACCTTATTGTAAGAGATTGCACGCAGGGTGAAAATGGCGTCACCGCTTAACTCCTGGGAGAGACGTTTCACCATAAATTTTTTCTCTGGAAGTTTCTTGCGCACGTCGGGCAAATCTGCCCTCAAAAGCCGGTCTAACAATTCACTCATATTACGCCACCACCTTGTCCAGATATTTGTATCCGGTGGCCTGAAAGGGGATCGTCACAGAACCAGCCTTGGCCGCCGCCCAGTCCGCCAGCGTCTGTTCGTCATAGCTGACGCCGTACGCCGCAACCCGTTCCGCGCCGTAGGCGTCTGGGTCGTCCAGAGCGCCCACCAGCGTGTGGCGTACATCATGCCCGGACATAGCGGAGTCGGAGTCATGTGCACCCCTGGTGTACACCTTGTCCAGCGTCATGGAGCCGGTGATCTTCACGCTGATCAGCTTCCGGTCCGTGGCCATCTGGCCGCAGCGGTTTTTGTCCTCAAAATTCTTGGCAATCTTCAGCTGAAACGCGGTGCATTCCGCAATCAGATTCCCGTCCTCCCACAGCTGTCCGTGGGTGCCATTCATGATCCTTGCCGCACTGCTCATAATTCGTTCCCCCTTACATGGTGATGGCCATCTTGATATCTTCGATGGCGTTGATGGGCTTCAGCGTGATGGCGATAAACACCTGTGTGCCGGTGTTGGCCTGCTTGATCTGCTGCTCCGTCATAGAGCTGGTGTCCGTCCCCTGGCTCTGCAGGCAGGCTTCCTGGGCGTCTACGTCGATGCCGCAGGTGAAGTCGGATTCAATCAGACCGCCGTCTGCCAGCGTTTGCAGATAGTCCTGGATGGCGGAGACCAGCAGCTGCTTGTTCGCGTAGGTATTGGAATACTTGCCAATGTAGCTGTCCTGGGCCGCCTTGCGCAGGTCGTGGTCGACCATATCAAGCAGCTCCACGATCTTGATGTACTTCCAGTCGTCACCCTTTGCGGTTGTGGTGGTCTGGAAGCTGTTCACGGCCCGGCCGGTTTTCACCTTCTCGCCGTCCCACCACCAGAGGAATTTACCGGCACCCACGGCGGTGTCCATCTCCGTCTGGGTCAGCCGCTCCACGTCCTCCACTTCACTCATGGGGGCATAGGTGGCGGAGATCGTCATGGGCGTTCCCGCCAGCAGGCCGGCCACCCGGCCGCAGTAGGCCGCCGCGTCAAAGGTGTCGTCACCCACCACGCTTCCAGCCGTGGTGACGTTGATAATCGCGGGATCATCTGCCGCCACGTTGGGCAGCACGGCCTTGTAAATGGCGTGGTTGCTGGTTCGCTGCGCCAGCGTCCAGGTCTTCAGCGCCGCCGCCTCGGCCGCCGACAGGTCGGCAGGGCCGGCCAGGTAGTCAAAGGACTGGGTGGCCAGCCAGGTGAGGGCGGCGCTGTCCGCCGCAATCACGCCATCCGCCGCCAGAACGTAAAGCAGCACCTTCTGGGGCGGATTCACGTATCCCAGGAAGGTCCGTTTCACCGCCGCCTGATTGGCGGCCCCCAGGGCGGAGGGGATCTGCTTGCTGGATGCCAGGGAGTAGGACTTGCCGGCCAGCGCGGCATCCCGCAGGATCAGCGCCACCACGCCCTTCTGGCTGCGGGCAATCGCGGTGCTGGCCGCCTCGGAAAAGGTAATGGTTACGCTCGGCATGGTCAAAGTGCTCATTCCGTTGCCTCCTTTAATTTCATTTGCAGCTGCTCCATGATGGGCAGCGTCTCCGACGGCTGGAACTCACTGCGGTCAAACGCGCAGGAAAGCACCACCGTCGTCTCGGTAAAATCAAAATTGTGCGCCGTCTGGATGCTCTCCACCCGGGGTGCCCGGTCCCCGACGCGCAGGAAACCGGAGCCAAATACCCAACCCACAATGGTCATTGTCCGGAAATCCAGCAGGGCAGTGTCAGAGTTGTGGTAGTCATCCACCGGTACAAAGTCCGTGACCTTGTAGGTAAACAGCAGCGTGATGACGTTGGGTGCTATCGCCCCGGCGCGGATGCCGGCCAGCTCCACCAGATTGCTGGGACGCTTAAAATTCTTCGGCGTCACGTTTTCATAGATCTGCTCACCCGGAAACTGCTCCGCCAGCTCAGCCTTGATGGCCGTCATAAAATCATCCGGTGTAATCATCACTTAATCTCCCCAATCTCCGCCGAGGGCCTCGTCCATGGCGTTTTCCCAGTAGGTCAGCCCCTTTTCAGCTGCGTGGATAGCAATTGATTCGGCATGCAGTTTAGTTGTGGAGTAAAATTGATAACCGCGGACATACATCCCGTTCCCTCGGATTCGCGGTTGATAGCGTAACGCACGGCCGGAAGGCTCGCGAACCCCGTGGCCGTGGTCCAGTGAATTGGTAATCACATAGACTGCATCGTCTTCCCCGCCATCCGGGGAAACGGCAACATAACCGTTGTTGCTTCCAATGCGGATATCCTGCCACATTTTAACCCGCCCGAAAGTATCATGGACAAAATGGGCTGTGATCTGACGCTGGGCCTCCAACAGCAGAGCTTTTCCGGCTTAAAACAGCGCCGTATGCTTTGCTTCCGGAACTA